GACATTACTTTGTTCATAGCCAGAAAAAATTCGAAAACGTGGCTCACAGGATTGATAATAATAATTTTATGCCTTACCGAAGATGATTACAGCGAATTCTATTCGATTTGCAAAGACCGAGAGTTAGCGGCAGAAGTTAAGAAAGCTATTAGCCAAATTCTTAACGCTAGTCCTCATATTCTTAAATATTTTACCATACCCAAGACACTTTCGGGGAAAGTTTTATGCAAATTAACAAAATCGTTCTTTCAGCCTAGAACCTCGGACGCAAATGCGAACAACGGATTACGCCCATCAGCATTTATTTCGGACGAGACTGGCGCGTTTAAGGATATGGACAATATCAACGCGATGAAGTCCGGACAATTGTCCGTACGCAATCCCTTACGTTTTAACTTAACAACGGCGTACGCAGAGGACTTGAGCATCATGCTTGATGAAATCGCCTATATCAAAAAGGTGTTTGATGGGCTTTTAAAAGACGAACGTATGTTCGCCCTTATTTACTATGCCGAAGAAGAACATTTATGGGACGATACGGGTTTATTTCAGGCAAATCCACTCCGCATAGAGGAAAATTACAGTGAAATTCGGGATAACCGCAAGAAAGCGATTGAAATTCCTTCTTGCCGCGAAGAATACCTCTGTAAACACATGAATTACTTCTTGCCGACCAATTCAGGCGAAGAATTTATAAATATAGATGATTTACGCAAATGCGAGATAATCGACTTCGATTGGACAGGGCGACAGGTGTATTTGGGTCTTGATTTGGCTCAAACGACAGATAATTGCGCCTTTGCCATGTGTACGGAAGAAGATTTGAAAATTTATGCCGATGTGTACGCTTTCATCCCTGCTGACCGTATGCTCGAAAAGAATCGAATTGAAAAAATCAACTACAAAGATTTCATTGATGCAGGCAAGTGTTTCGCCTGTGGTGACAATGTAGTGGATTACAGTTTTATTGAAAAGATGATTTTAGAAGTTGAAGAAAAGTTCGGCGTTATCGTCATGGGTTGTTCATACGACAGATACAACTGTTTGAGTACGGCGCAGAAACTCGAAAGTACGGGTATGCGTACGGTCGAAGCAAAACAACATTCGTCCGTACTTCATCCGGCTACAAAGCTTTTGCGCGAAAAAATATTAAGCCAAGAGTTTTATTACCTAGAAAATAAGCTACTCGAAATTAATTTCCAAAACGCTAGGATAGTCGAAAACAACGAAAAAAATATCTACCTAAACAAAAAGAAAAGTACGGGCAAAATTGATATGATTGCGGCGCTTATAAACGCGGTTTTTCTTTTGCAAATAGATGTTATTTTCTCGCCCGATTCAGATTGGGCTTGTCAGGTGATTTGATATGAAGCCATCGACTGAAAACCTACTTCACGCCATACAAATGTGTGTACAAGCCGATTGCGATAGGCGTACGGACATACCACGCGTAGTTTTAAAGAAAATTTATGAGTTACGCTCAGATTTACAATACTTAAAAGAAACTGATTGCGAATAGCAAAGTGATAGCACTTGCTAGGGGGTTGCTAGATGAAATTTTCGAATCCTTTTCGGAGGGAAAAACGGGTATTATCCCTTGAAGAAGTCCTCATTCAAGGCGGTATACTAACAAAACAAGTCACAAAGGACCAAGCTTTGAATATTCCTGTTTTCGCCGCATGTGTGGAATTAATCTCAAGCACAGTAGCAGCTTTGCCAATTTGTTTATACAAAACGGACGAATTGACCACTGAAACAGTCGAGGACGATAGGGAAGATTTATTAAATGGAGATACAGGCGATACTTTAGACGGTTTTCAGATGAAAAAAGCCGTAATTGAAGATTATTTATTATCTGGCGGCGGCTACATCTATATAAACCGTAGTCGAAACACTGTAAAAAGCCTAAATTATGTGGAACATAGTTATGTATCTTTTAATTACAATTTTGACCCAATCTTTAAAAAAGGCGAGATTTTAGTTTTTGGTCAAACCTTTAGAGATTTCGAATTCATTAAATTGCTCAGAAGAACAAGGGACGGCTTTACTGGCAAAGGTATCGTTAAAGAAAACAATGATATGCTTTCAATCGCCTACAATCAAATGAAATACGAAGATGTTTTGGTAAAAACAGGAGGCTCAAAAAAAGGATTTTTGAAAGCCCAAGGTCGTTTAAGCAAAGAAGCATTAGAAGAACTGAAAAAAGGGTGGCGTGACCTCTATTCGCAGAATTCTGAAAATGTTCTAGTGCTTAATAACGGTATCGACTTCCAAGAAGCTTCTTTAACCTCGGTCGAATTGCAAATGAACGAAAATAAAATCACGAATTCGGACCAAATTTGCAAAATGTTCTTAGTTCCACCGAGCTTATTAAGCGGAACGGCAAACAATGAGGAATATCAAAATTGGATTAAATTGTGCATTACGCCTATTTTAACCGCATTTGAAACCGCTTTAAATAAAGAGCTGCTTTTGCCAAGCGAGCAAGAAAATTATCATTTTGCGTTTGATACAGGCGAATTAATGAAAGCAGATATCGAAACTCGATTCAAAGCGTACGAAATCGGCATTAAAAACGCGATTTATCAAATTGACGAAGTACGATATAAAGAAAGCCTGCCGCCATTAGACCTGAAATTCCTGAAAATGGGCTTGCAAGATGTTCTTTACTTCCCTGAAACTCAAGAAATCTACACTCCAAATACAAACGCTAAGTATGACATAAACGAAGCGACCGAATCGCCAGAAGAACAAGCTTTAGAAGGCGAAGCAAACGAAGGCGCGGGCGGCGATGGTCCGATTGATGCAAACAAAGCTCAAACTCAGCCGAATCAGCCGAATCAAGCCAATCAGCCGAATAAAGGAGGCGCAAACGGTGAAAACGTTCAACCTAACTCTGGACCTAATCAAAAAAACCAACAATCCACTGATAACAATAAAAAAGGATGAAATAGCAGATATTACATTTGCTTTTCAGCTTTTAAATGATGATGTACCCGTAAATTTAACAGGGACAACACTAAGAATAGCCGTATCTACTCCAAATCGGACGTATTTAGCCGAAGATTGCACGATTACAGATGCTACAAGCGGTCAATTTAGCGTTTTAATGACTTCCCCATCGTATGCCATTATAGGCGACTATTCGGCTCAAATCTACTGGTTTAATGGGGCAGAAACAAATATCACTGATAAATTCTATTATGAAAGCGTTTTAGATATTCCGATGACTTAGGAGGAAATAAAATGAGTGAAATGAAATTAGTTCCGTTTAAAGTGGAAAGTATTGAAGCAACTTCGACTGAGATACCCTATGGGGTAGCTCAACTGGAAGCGCCTGAAATTTGGAAACAAGGCGAACAAGGCGAAGGGGTTGTTGTAGCCATATGCGACACCGGAATCGACCGGAATCATCCTTGCTTAAAAGACCAAATAATAGACGGTCAAAATTTTACAGGCGAAGGCAATTCAGATGCCTACGATGATGATAATGGGCATGGTACACATGTAGCAGGAATTATAGCTGCTAAAGAAGATGATAAAGGCGTTGTAGGCGTAGCGCCTAAAGCCAAATTACTTATTTGCAAAGTTTTAAATGCACAAGGCTCAGGTTCGTACCAGTCCATTATAGACGGAATTAATTACGCCGCTAATTGGCAAGGTCCGAACGGTGAATGTGTACGAGTTATTAATATGAGCTTGGGAGGTCCAGAAGATGACCCAGAACTCGAACAAGCGATTCTACAAGCTGTTAGTAAAGGTATCGTTGTTGTTGTTGCTAGTGGTAATGAGGGAGACAATAACGAAGCTACTTATGAATACAGTTATCCCGCAGGTTATAGGGAGTGTGTCACAATCGCGGCTTGCGACCAAAATCGGAAACTCGCGCCGTTTTCAAACAATTCGCTCGAAGTGGATGCAATCGCGGCAGGCGTAAAGGTGCTTTCAACTTATCCACCAAGTCAATTCGCCCGACTTAGCGGTACTTCAATGGCTACGCCTCATATTTCAGGAACAATGGCGTTGTTAATCAAAATAGGCGAATCGAAATTCAAACGAACTTTAACTGAATCAGAAATTTATGCCTTGCTTGCGAAATCGGCTGTTTCAATCGGCTACCAAGCATCTAGCGAAGGTCATGGATTGCCTCAACTATGTGAATTGTATAAAACGTACAAAGGTTAAGAATAATAATAAA